TGTTAAAACTCAAAGTGGTGGTAAAGGACCAATTTATCTTGCTTCTGTGCTTGTACAGCTTTCTACGCGCAATGAAAAAGCTACAGAAAATCCTGACGAAGATAATATTGCAATATCAAATAATGTATCAGGGGTAACTATGAGTGCCATGACGGTAAAGAACCGTGTTGTTCCTCCTTTCTTAAAGACTGAACTATATCTTAATTTTAAAACTGGCTTGGACATAAATACAGGTTTGTTTGATTTAGCATTATCTCTTGGCGTCATTCAACAAGCAGGCAAGACATATCAATTTAATGGAGAAAGCGTTGGATACCGTAAAAACCTTGAAAAAGATCCAGTATTCTGGGAAAAGGTTAGTCCAGCTCTTGAGCAAAAGCTTTCAGAAGAACTTCGTTATGGAACAGTTGATTCTGCAGAAGATTTAGATGAAGATGCTCCAAATAATGAGTAAACCTAAACCTCAATCTAAGCTCGATTTAGATTTCTTTGAACATATTTTACTATACAATGCTCTTACTGATCAAGAGTATTTGAGCTCAATTATAAGCTACGTTGAACCTTCATTTTTCAATGATAAAAGTATTGGAAAAGTGATGGGAAGACTGGGAGAGTTCTTTGCAGAACGAGGAACTGTTCCCACTTTATCTGAAGTTAAAGCTCGTCTTACCTCAGAAGAAGACAGAAATGCTTTGAATGAAGTTAAACCAAAATTAGCGCAGATTGAAGGTCCTTTTAATAAAGAAGAATTAATTCAAAATACAGAGAAGTTCCTCAAAGAGCGGTTTGTATATAAGACTATTTTGAGTGTAGCAGAGAACATTTCAAACCAAACGGTCAAATTAGACGAGGTATTAGTAGATTTTGAAAAAGCTTATAACATCAGTCTTAAAGAAAATCTAGGTCATTGGTATTTGGATGATATTGATAAACACGTCAAGGACTTAATCACTACATATAATCCAATTCCAACGGGATGGAAATTTTTTGATGACAAAACAGAAGGAGGTTTATTTCCAAAAACTCTTACTGTGTTTGCAGGTCAAGTAAATGTAGGAAAGTCAATTGTTCTCGGCAACATAGCTACTAATATGCTTCTTACAAACAAGAACGTATTGCTAATATCACTAGAAATGTCGGAGTTTATGTATTCCAAGCGGATTAGTACTCAATTAACTCAAATTCCTCACGGAGATCTTAAAGCTTATACAGATGAGCTGAAGGAACAAATTTTACATTTAAAGAAAACACTTAATAGTAATTTAATTGTAAAAGAATACCCTCCAAAGTCAGTAACAGTTAGACATTTAGATTCATACATTACAAAACTTAAACACAAAGGGTTTTCTCCAGATATTGTTGTTATCGATTATGTAAATCTTATTCATCCAATTGCTAAGAATCTCAATTCTTATGAATCAGTAAAAGAGATTTGTGAGCATTTAAGAGGGATAGCTTTCAAATACAATATTCCAATTGTATCTGCAACTCAATTAAATCGAGGAAGTTTTAATACTGCATCTCCTGGAATGGAAGGTATTTCTCAATCCATTGGTCTTGCTGCAACTTGTGATGTAATTTGTTCAATTTGGCAGGAAGAAGAAGACAGAGAGTTAGGCGTTATTAATATGGGATTTCAAAAGAATCGCTTTGGTCCTAATTTTGGTTCAGCTGCATTTAGGTGCAACTACAACACATTAACATTAAAGGAAACTAATTCAGATTATTTTGAATCTGATGGAGATTCTACAGATGACAGTATAAAAAATGCAGATAGAGCCCTAAATAGTTTAATCGATGACTAATCAAAAAATACAAGTAATCACGCATGCAGATTTGGACGGAGTTTGTTCTTATTTAGTTATGTGCTGGCTTTATGGAGGAAAGTTAGACGTAATAGCAACTACTCCGATGAAGCTAGAAGCAGATTATGATAAACTATCTGCTTCTACTACTTGGGATAAAATTTATTTTCTTGATTTAGATGTTTCCAAGCTTGGAGAAAAAATAGACAAATCAAACACTATTATTTTAGATCACCACAAAACTAATTTGTATCAATTTAAAAATGCTATTACTCGTATTTACAACGAAACCAGTTGTGCTAAATTAATACATAACACTTTCTTTAGAAATACATCAAAACATTTAACTGCAGCACAAAAAACTCTAATTGCTCTAGCAGATGATTGGGACTCAGCAACAAAAGCTACTCCTCTATCAGAAAATTTAAATATTGTGTATCATTCAATGTCTAATAAATTTAATTCATTTGTTGAAGATTATTATGACGGGTTTGTTCCTTTTGATAAGTTTAAGCAAAACACTATTTCTCTTTATAAAAAACATAGAGCTGAATATATCAATGAACTCAATCCTTTTTTTGGCAATATTGAATTTGAAGGCCAAAAAAACGTCAAAGTTGGAGCTGTATTTTGTGACAAATATGTACAAGAATGTTGCGATTGGCTTTTATTGAATTGTGAAATTGCTATTGCTGTTATTTTAAATCAAAAGCGTATTGCTGTTAGAAGAAGACATGACAGCAATATTGATGTATCCAAATTTGTTCAACGTATTGCAGGTGGAGGAGGACATGAAGCAGCTGCCGGAGGTAACCTTACCGAAGATTTTATGGAATTTACTAAAATGTTGAATCCATTAAAATGAGTATTAAATAGAGTCATAATGGATGATTTGCTTTTAGATTTTGAACATTCAAATATTAATCCTATTGATCATATTCAATCAAAAGATTTTATTGAAGGAGTATTAAAAACAGGATCATTGATTTCTATGCTAGAAAATAAAAAAATTAACACTACTGTGTTATTTTCTTTGCTTTTGGAAAGAGCAGATTATCAAAAATTCTTTACAGAAGCTACCTCTTCAAATTCTTTTAGAGAAGCATTGTCTTCGTTGTTGTATTTAAATCCAAGTCTTGTAAAATCTAAGATTACAAAGTCAGTTGTAAGAAAATTAAATGGAAAAACAAGAGCTAATAACGGACTTAGAAAAGCATCTATTCAATAAGCATCTTGCTGTTTCTAGAAGCGAAAAAAATAAGCCATTCAAACTCAAAAAAGATTTTAAGGATATTGCTAATTCAGATAAGCATAAATTTCTTAAACGAATTGCAACGTTATTCATTAAACATCCAGAGATTAATCCAGATATATTTTTCAAAGCTCCATATAAATTATATCCAGACGTAAACTATTTTGGTTTAGATTATTTCTCAACTATGAGAGCAGTAAAATCTTATACGTTGTACAAAAAGCAGATCTTTATTCAAGATCCTGATAGTCAGATAGAGCAAGTAAAAGAATCTTTAAAGTTCATTGCTAATTTCTGTATAGAAAATAATTTATATTATCATCAATATCCATATCACAGAACATCTGATTTATTTACATGGATGCAACATTACAAGCAAAATAAAATTAACATATACAGTGTAATGGAATTTACTAACATTTTTTCTTCTGTTAAGAGCTTAGCTGAAGACGTTCAAAAGTTTTTTGTTAGTGAATTTATAGAACAATTTCAAAGTTTGCATTCCATATACAACAAATCTTCTGAACTAAGACCGTTTATTCAAAAAGCAGTACCAGTTCTTTCAAAATTTGTTGAAAAACAGTTGATATCCACTAAAAATCATCTATAATCTTAATAAATCTATGAGTATTAATACAAAATCCATGTTCGAAGCAATCAAGCAATCCCTTTCTTCTAGTAAAAATGAAGGAGGAGGTAATGGGCTATATAAAGAAATTCTTAAATTTGTTGCTGGTAACACTTACCAAGTCCGTCTTGTTCCTAATCCTAATTCACCAAAAGAGACAATCTTTCACCATTACACTCATGGCTGGAACTCTAATGCAACCGGTAAATATGTAACTGCAATGTGTCCAACTACATTTGGAGATACTTGTCCAATTGATGCTTATTACCTTAAGACTTATCGAAACGGTACTGACTCAGAAAAAGAAGCTGCTAAAGTACTTTCTCGTAAGGAAGGGTGGCTTGTGAATGTTTATGTTATTTCTGATCCAACTAATCCAGAAAATGAAGGTAAGGTTAAGATCCTTCGTTATGGT